GTCGGCTAATAGCCTTACAAGTCGGCTAATAGCCTTACAAGTCGGCTAATAGCCTTACAAGTCGGCTAATAGCCTTACAAGTCGGCTAATAGCCTTACAAGTCGCCTTACAAGTCGGCTTCTACCATTTAAAATCGCATCGTGCTCCCCTTCTTTACCAGTAAATCCATCATAAATAGAACAAAGATTCCACTTGAAATAAACATCAACAATTCCGAAGTCATTTGCTCAGGCGTTGTCGTATTCAAATCATCTAATTTCGCAAATAACATATCCATTCGCTTCATGACTTCATCCATCGATGGTTCATTTTTCTGTCCATAATATTTCCCACCAGGCGGCGGCAAATTCTCTACAAATGATGTATTTACTCCACTGGGTGTCAAAGGCTTCCAATAATTATTTGCAGACGGCATCGGTAAAGAACTCGCTTTTGCTAAACCAGTTTGTTCGAACGCTCCCAAGAAATCAGGTTGCAACTTATAATCTTTTTGATTAGGAATGTAATCTGCAAATGAATCTTCAGGATCTGCTCCAAAAAATGACTTCTTCTTTGAAACTGCAGGTACCGCACTTAAATCCTGAAACGACTGTGTCTGTTTCGAGGATGGAAGAAGCGGCTCAAATGGCTCCATAGAATCCTGTTGCCAACTCTGTTGTTCCATATGACTCTGCGGTGCAATATCAGGAATATGTTCATAAAGTCCAGATGCAGCATTCATCGCAGGAACATCAGAAAGTTTTCCATATTGCTGCCGATCAGGATCCACTTTGCATCGTCGCTTACGTCGTTCCTCTTTTCTGGCTTGTTTTGCTCCATCATGACTTGTACATCCCGGAGATGGAACTCCCTCTGTTGTTGGATAGGCATCTTCTAAAGAACAATAGTTCATTGCCTCTCTACTACCAATTACAATCATTCTTATATCATAGAAATGAACCATTTGTCACGTCTTATCATTTGTCTATGCATTCTTTTAGCAATCATGTATAAAATTATTATGATAGAACCATTTGATTCAAATCCACTAGGAGCAGTTAAAACAGATTCTGATGCATCTGATGCCAATATGAATTATACATCACTCTTACTTTTTTTAAAGAAGAATCCAGATAAATCTGTTAAATTTATTACAGATATTAAGAACAAATTCTTTGACGATTCATGTACTGTTAAAAACATTAACTTTGATACAATTACAAAACTAAATGGTAATACCTTTTAGGTATTTAACACATTAAATGTATAAAGATATAAAGAATATATTAAAGCAGTATGGTCCCTTCTGATATTATCCATTTTTTGCCAACAATGGATTCACCTATCAAAATGATATATGGATGCATTTTAGTATTAATTATTGCATATTCATCAGTTATCCCTCTTGAATACAAACGCTTTGCAGATTCACCCCTCGGTCGCATTTTTGGTATTGCCATAGTATACGGTGTTATTCAACAATTAGGATGGATTTATGGTATTCTTACTGCAATGGCATTCCTTCTTTTACTACATGGTGGTATTCAAGTAAGAGAAGGATTTGGAGACATGGCTGAGAAGAAAACAACATCTAATAAATGGTACGTAGAACGTATCTTAGGAAAACCTGAAAAGATTGTAACAGATCAAGTTGTAACGAATGCTCCTGGAGGTAATTGATTTAACTGAAAAAAATATATAAGTAGATAAATGATAGAGATTGATAGTATTTTACGCACTGTTGTAGTTGTACTGGCATGTATTTTTATTGTAAGATATGCATCATTATATGAAGAAGAATATAATAAAAAATTAATTGATCTATACGTATACCCTTGGTGGCGTATTTTAATTGTGTTTCTATTAATTGCATCTGCGTATTGGTGCCCAACAGTATCTATTGTAATTGCATTATTAACCTTCTTTTATTTAAGTGATATGAATACACTTATTGCACCCCTATCGTTTTAGAAATCATTTAGATATTTAGATACCTTTTCTATTACAATAAATACAATCTTATTGTAATAGAATGAGTCTTCCGGTTTCTATGGTAGGACAAACACTTGCAGCCATTAGTCCAATGGATGCATTCTTAAATGTTTTTAATACAAATCCGTATTTTATTGGAATTACAATGTTGTTGCTAAACTTGGGTGGACGTTTTTTGACTCTAGAAATGAGTAAAAAACAAGAGCAATTCTTCCAACATCCTTGGGTACGCCGTGTATTAATCTTTATTGTATTATTTGTTGGTACACGAAATATTGCAGTTGCATTTTGGGCAACAATATTTATTGTATTATTTATTGGATATTTATTTAATGAGAATTCTGCATTATGTATTTTTGGTAAGGGTGGATCAAATGGTGCTACATGTACAAATGAAGAAAAAGGCGAAAAAGGCGATATGACACCTGAAGAGAAAGAAATATATCAAAGATTATATGCAAAAGCACAACGTTTAAATAAACCGAAAGTAGAATCTGACGCAGAAGACGAGATTTTACATATGGATGTATATGCTGCGAATATGGCGCTATTGCGTCGTTAATATGTTATTAATTTATAAATCAAGCGTAACTGTATTTGCTACGGGAATATTAACTTTTCTGCGACCACGACGTTGCTGTTGCACATTTGAAGCGGATGTATAATTACTTTCTACTTCAGATCGCGGGGACATAGAGTGAATACTGGATAGCTCAGACATAGCTTGACGTGCAGGTTGCTGATTATATGACTGAGGAATTATAATAGATGGTGGTACCATTTCAGCGGATCTTACCTCTTGAAACGTTCTCAAAATATCATCCATTCCTTGTGGACCCTTCATTTCATTACGTTGTACAGGAGGTGGAGCTGCTGCCATATTCTGAGGAGGTCGAGGTAGTTCTTGGAAGCTGGGTTGTTGCTGTTGCTGTTGCTGTTGCTGTTGTGGTTGTTGCTGAACACCCATTGCTGCACCCATGAAATTACCAAATCCAGGACCTGCTTGTTGAGCGGCAGCTGCTGCAAACTGTTTTGCTAATTGAGGATTATTGCGAAAAATCTCATTCGGATCCATATTTGTTACCTTAGAACGAAAGAAGGAATTACTCATATGAAACATGAAGCCACTTCCAACCAATGACATCAATAGTTTTGCTTCAGGTGGCATAGCACCACGATTTTTATACTTATCATAAAGCTCTTCAAATACTTCATCAAAATCTTCAACATTTTCATGGACAGATTCAGACCAGCCATCAAGTTCCCAATCGAAAGGATTAAATTTACCATTGAGAAATTCAGCACCCGTTACAACACCCATTAAACATTGACGTTGAAATCGCAAAGATGCCTCCAGATTTTTAGCATCTAACAAACGATCATACTCTGTTTGGATTTCATCCATTGTATTATCCATTGTAAATCGCTTGCTAAGATTATAGCCCTTCGTTTGAAGACGATTTAGTTTATTAATCATATCCATCTTCTTTTTGCGCTCTTCCTCAGGAGAAAGACGAGATTCATCCATTGCATTAATAGAAGGACCAGATGCAGTTTGATGATTAGAAAACATATCAGATTCTCTATTTACACTAATATCTGGTAGACTCTGTACATTCGATGAAGGAATATCAAATGAGATAGCTTCCAATGGCTCTAAAATACTAATTTGAGGATCTTGCATTTGTTTGGGACTTGAACTTGTACGTGCATTAGATAGTAGACCTGCACCCAAATCATTACCTAAATCCTCCAAAGTTCCCATATCAATAATATTTCCTACATCATTGCTCAATGTAATGTCATCCATATTTTGGACAAAACTATGCATATCTGAGACGGCAACACTTGACATATATCTTTCCTCATATGCTGTTTTTTAAGTAGTTAAAATATCGCACTTAAAATACTATAATTGAGATAAATCGTACGTACAACTTGGCTCATACCTAGCCCTAATAAACTGCCAACTATAATTTGTTCAACTGAATGACATCGTTTTGTATAACGAGAAATCATAATGGCTATTGCAAAAATAACAAGTGCACATTTAATCCAGATATTATCTGTCTCATTGAAGTAATATCCTGCAAAAAAAGTAGCCATTAAAGAATGACCTGATGGCATACCGGGTTTACCTTCCTGGAGTCCATCAGTACACCATAAATTACAATCTGTTGCACCACTTGGTCGTGTACTTCGTTCTTTAATAACAAAATACTTTATCCCCTCAGATGCAGCAACTGATCCAGTGATTCCTATAATTGCAAAAAGTTCCCGTATATTATATGTATTAACATATAATATTGCTGGTATAATATATACAAATAAGACTGATAGAGTTATTATATTGTCAATTTGCATTTACTTTATATTCATATAATCTACAGACATACATAATGCATCAGCCATATCAGATTTCTTAGGAGATTTCTTCCAAGCTTCATATATATCGAGATTATGTACTACACCTCCATCAAATAATGATTTAAGGCGCTCTTCTGCACCTGTTTTGCGCTGTGTATATCCTGCATCACCCTTCTGTGCTGTTACTTTCTTCTTTGCATGAATGAAATGATACTGTGGTGTCTGTCCATGTCCTAAAAATATATCTCGTAAAACCGCAAATAATAGCACTTGCACTGATTTCATATGCGGATTTTTAAAGGCTGGTTGATTTTCAAGAAGCACATGTGTGCATCCAGAGAAGAGATTCCAATTATTGTCAGCAAATGCACGCAGTGCATCATGAATGACTTCTAATGAAATCTTGGATGCATTTTCCTGTTTAGGCTGCTCATAACGTAATGCAAATTTTGTGGATAGAGATGCAAGACAATCTGCATTATTTGCCCCGAGATTATGACATTCATGTGTTTTAACCAATTCTTTTAAGACCTTATTCGGTGGCAACTTCTTTCCCATAAGTTCAGGAAGAATCTTATGGGTTTTAGGCATATGTCGTTTGCAATACACCGTGTTTTCTACGGAAACTACTGCACGTAGCTTACATTGAGTACATAGGACTGGTTCAACTGGTTCCAAAATATTACAATTTTCTAAGGCAATGACATTTGTTTCTTCTAAGATGCAGAATGCGAGATTTTTAATTCCGATATCAAATGCAAGGACCCGCATTATATATAATTATGTTTGTATTATTTAGACTATGTTAATAAGCAAAGATACAAAATCGTTAACAAATGAAGAAAAAGATGCATTAAAAGTCAGCAAGGATGCTTTAGCTAAAGACATACTACAATTAAAAGACAGTATGGAAATAATTCATGATCTAATAAAAGATCAGGGTGAAGAATTAAATACCATTGAAGATGAAATTCACACAAATAAGCAATTGATTATTCAAGGAACTGAAGATGTTTCTTTAGAAACTAATTATAGTTCTAGTATTATTGCGGGTATTGGTGCATTAATCTTTGTTTTATGTATGTTGTAATATTCTGAAAAAATATCATTCATCAGAATAATCTATAGACCCGACGGGAATCGAACCCGTATTGACCGCTATCTTATATTAAAAACATAAGACGGTTATCCTGCCATTGAATGACGGGTCCCTTTGAGGAATTTCTTCCTACAAGCATAAAGTAGGGTTTCTTTAAGTTTCTTTTTATTCCAAAATTTTAGTCGCCATTCGCATCAAAAGAAATATCGCAAATTCTTGTTCTACAAACGGCTTATCATATTTTCCCATATCTATAATAACGTATGGAGCATACTCTTTCTTTTTTATAATTGCTGTCTTTACAATATCTCTCGCTTGTACCTGCTTCAAAGATTGCGTCTTACTAATCTGTTTATAATGCCATGCTCCATTCCATAAAATCGCAATCTTATCTGAATGAATAATAACATCTGCATCCCATCCATCAAAGAATTGTTCATTCGTTGTTATTGTAAAATACTCGCTGCATAGTTCTGCAAAGTAAATTTCATTCTGGCTACGTCTAGATTGTTTTTGAGCAGATATTTTTCCACCATTTTGTCCATTTATTTTTGCTTTCGCTTTATATTCATCTGTTTTCCATATATCTTGTGAGCACTTCATAGAACATACTTTTGAACTTGAACGAGTTGGTTGAAATTCTTTTTGACACATACCGCATATAATTGGTTTTAATCGTGTTTGTTTTTTATAGCCATTTGATGGAATATCTGATGGAACATTTGTAATACATTTTGGATGATAAAATCCCATTTTAAATCCTAATAATGTTTGTTCATATACTTTTTCACATTTACCACATTTTAGTTGTAGCAAATTCCTATTTGTAATATACTCTTTACTCAATAGTTCATATCCCTTATCTTTAATATAATTATAAACAGTTTCATATGATAGTTTAGTCGGCATTTTATACCTATAAATAATATCTAAAGAGAATCAATTTTATAATTTCGCTTAACATAACAGTTTAAAATAAATATCAACATACCATACTAAATGATTCGTGCAGTATGTCCTACCAATATTTATGATTTGACAAAAATGAAATATTTATTAGAATCTTCACATCGAAATGGATTTACAGTAGATGTTATTGGTATTGGTAAACGATTTACATGGTTAGATCGTATGGAGTGGTTCAAAGAATATCTGTCTGGAATTCCAGACAATCAAGACAATCCAATTGTCTGTTTCACAGATGCATATGATGTATTCTATGTGGATTCATTAGAAGTTATTAAACAGAAATTTTTAGAGTTGGATACAGATATTTTATGGTCTACAGAGAAATGGTGTTCACATCATATACCTTATGATCATTCATTTTATGATGCACGTGCCAAAACCAATTATAAATATATAAATGCAGGAACTTTTATGGGATACAAGACCGCATTATTACAATTATTTACAGATATTCTGGATGCATTGAAGGATCCTGGATTTATTGATGAACTTGTCATTTGTTTTTATAATAATGATATTCGTGGCTCAGATCAAACATGGATATCTCATTATCTTGTTAAGAATTTTGACAAATACAATATTAAATTAGATTATTATTGTAATGTTTTTTATCTTCCTTGTGGAGATTGGGATAATATTAATGAATGTATTGATTCTAATTTAATTGTAAAAGAAACAGGTATGAAACCAAGTATTTTTCATGTTCCATGGAAATCACGTTATGAATATATTATGCTACAATTATATCAGAGAAGATATGGTAATCAAAATGTAGAAAATAAAAAATACTCATGGGAAGGACATACTATACAATTTTTAGAAGGAGGACACATGAATGCATTTGGTTCAGGAAGATATTTACAATTAGACCATCACATTATTCAGGCATTCTTTGGTGGAAAAGAACATATGCTAATCTTTAATGACAATTATACAAGTTTTACATCTGTGCGTAGGGATGATAATGAAATTATTAAAGGCGGGATTATTTAGACCCACGAGGAGTATTACGCCCCCCTTCATACATTTTCGTCAAACCAATATTCTTACGATTAGATTGTATTTCTCGCATACTAGCTTCATAATAGAATGTTCCAAATAGGTCAGGTGATTTTGAATCTGCTCTTATAACTCCTACTCCATTTGCAAGATTAGTAGGCTCTAATTCAGAATAGAACGGAGTAGAATGAACAACACCTGCAGGCGGAGGAACCGTATTTGCCATTGGAAGACCAGCTCCAGACCATTCCATTTGGCGGCGACGAGTTTCATCCATAATTTTCTCTGCATTGCGAATCATCCATAACTTCGTATTAAATTGGTATCCAGGACGAACATTTTTGCTACATTGAGGGCGGTAATCAGTTACCAGACGCGCATCCTGAGTGGCTGCGTTATACGCGGGATAGCGATTGTCTCTGGCAGAATATACGTCTTTAACTGACTGACTAACTGCGGTATTTCCTGCACAATATGCTGCACCCAATGGGATATCATTGAATAAATTTGGACTAGTATCGTTATTAAATGAGTTTTGATTGTATTGAATATATTCCATTTACCAATAGATATGATATTTTTAGGGCTTGATTTAGACATCATTGCTAACAAGTGCGCTATTTTCAAGAAATGATGATCCTACTACACCGTGTTTTAAGCCGGATTGCTCTAATCCTTTAAGAGTTTCAATAAGCTGATTTTTTTTCATGGTTCCTGAAATCCCTTTTGACTTTGCAAGTGATTGCAACTCTTTAAGACTCATTGTATCATAATTTAATAGGGGTTCTAGAGCTGCATTTATATCATTTAATTCTTCAGCATCTAACTCTTCAATCTCATCAGCTGACTGAAAGGGTTTCAACTCTTCAGACTCTAATGAAACTGTTTCATCTGCTTTATCATCTACTGCTTTATCATCCGAATATGGTAAATAATGTTTCTCCTGCTCATCAGAGTTCGAAGAGTTTAATGCCGAACTTAATGCTGAGCTTAATGCCGGTGATTCATTATTTGAAGAAAATGATGTTATTTCATGACTCACCTTCATATCCAATAAAATAGATTCTAATAAGCTTGCTTTCTGATCAACTTGTTGAACATACATGTATAAATAGAAAAATAGGGAACCAACCAGCAGTAAAAATACAATTCCAATAACAAGAATATCGCTATTGAACATTCTGATTCTGTAGTTCTATAGGGTTTTTCAAAAAATGTTAGGACGCAGTTTCTAAAATTAATCCATTTTTCTCCAATAATAAATCAACACTACTCACTTTACAGATGCCATCTTTTAATCCATACTCAAATTGAACCTTACCATTTATATCAGTGGCTGGGCAGCACAAACGCTGTATTTTCTTGTCTGCATTCTCTACAAATTCAAATAAATGCGTACTAATTATACTGACTACATTCGGTTTTTGCCATAATTGTTTACAGTAAATCTGACAACTACGCAATGCATCTGGCGGATTAGTAGAATGATACAGTTCATCAATGAGAACCATTGTAAATTTTGTCTTAGTTAATGTATTTGCAGTAAATTCAATTTCACGCTCAAATCGTGATTTAGAGCCTGGCAAATCATCTGGTTTTAAACATACACATAGCTCTGAAAAAGGTGTTAGATGTACATGACCTAGAGAACATCCATACGTATGTGCTAATAAAACAGATGCTGTAATTGCACGCAGAGCAGTTGATTTTCCACCTTTATTAGGACCAGTTAGAAGAGCATGTGGCTGTTTATTGAGACTAACTGAAATTACTTTTCCATTATTAACTTGAAAATCAAACAAATCTTTTCCATAAAATCGCGGAGATTCATATGAAATCCATTGTACAGGATGAATATCAGGATGACTTGCAAGTGTCATAATTACTTCCAGTGTTCCAATGTATTTTAATGCGATTTTAAAATAACTGGAGTGTAAAATAACATGTGCTGTTGCTTCTCGTTCTGTACTATATGATGGAAGAGGTAAGCGATAAAATGAAAATCCATGTGTTTCCAATAAATTAGATAAAGATTCATATAATTTTTTATAACGAATAATAAGTTGACCATTCTCTTTAATAATTGAATCAACTGACTGTAAATGCATATAACTCCAATATGGTTGAATTAATCCTTGAATAAGAGTCACTCCAACAATTGCACATTGTTTAATAGTCCCTGCAAAATCTTGATGTACTTCTTCATATACAAAATTAATATTTCCAGATATAACAGAATGAAGAATCTGTGTATAGTTTGAGAATGTAATTGGTATATGAAATAGATATGTCAAAAGCAAATATGGAGTTAAGAGAATAAATAATGGAATTAATAAACCAAGACCAGGTATGATATAAATACGTATCATTGACCATAAAAATAAAATGCATGGAATAAAATTAAATGGCTGAAGATATGATTTAAGAAAAAGTAGTTCGCCATATGTTTCCTTTTCTAATTCAGTTTCTTCCTTCATAAGTTCATGAAGTTTTGTTTCAATTTTTGCAATCTCCTTAAATATTTCTTTGCATGCTGAAAAAAATGTGGGATCTTCTTTAAATGCTTGTTTGAAAGCTGAAAATTTCTGTTTCAAATACTGTAATTTGACATGATCTGATTCCCAGGTTTGAAGACGATCTTGTAGAGCCTCTTTTGAAGCAGATGTTTCTAGACCTATCCATGATGAAAATGCATCAATATCAATCATCTTATTTGTAAATATTCTATTTTGTTTATTATTACAACACAACTATAACTTAATTTATATTAAATTTGTATTATAAATAAAAATTGATAACGCCAACTTAAAATAATAACAGATATACTATTATCAATGAGCTGCACTGTAAAGGATATCTATGCTTTACGTGAATCTAGCCGGAATGTGCTAATTCCAGGAGCAATTAATAAATCGATTGAAACCGTAAAGAAATCTATTGAAAAAAGTGGCGGTAATGTGCAAACTAAACCGATGGAATGGCGTAATTCAAAACCTAAATCTGATTATAATCAAAATACATTTAGTGGACAATCATCGCATAAAAAAGTGTTTAAATCTGATGATATTGTTCCACATAAATATGTCAGTAAGTTTAAGAAAACATCCGTTGATATTGATGATACTATTCTAAATACGATTCTGCGAGGAAAGCTCAATAAATTTAGTTTATCTAATTACAATGAAATCAAAGAATTTATTACACATATCATTGATGGAGGACAGACTGATATGATTAAATGCTTTATGAAACTTGTATTTGAGAAGGCTGCAAGTGAAGAAATCTTTTGTCCTTTGTATGCTAAACTTATTAGTGAATTAAGTATTGCATATCCAATTCTCTTATCAGAAATGGAAAATCTATATACACAATATCTTCAAATATTTGATTCTGTAACGGATAATCAATCTGAGGATTATGATGAATTGTGTCAACGCAATATTGAAAAGAAATATCGTCGTGGCTATTCGCAATTCTTAGCAGAGCTTATTAAGAATAATATTATGAATACGGAGATCTTTATGAAGATTATTAATAAAATCATTGGGCAAGTTGAATCTCAAATGACAAATAAGGATTCTATTAAATTAATTGAAGAGTTTGCAGATTGTTTGATGAAAATTGTTAAGGCAATCTCTACTTCCGAGTATCAGCAAGTTAAAAATATGCGTATGATTTTGAAAAATGAAACAAATCTACAAATTCATCAGTTATCTATTAAGTCTGAAACTGCAGTGGGTCTCAGTAGTAAAGCACGATTTACATTTCTTGACATTTATGAAGCAATTCTCAAATTTTGAGAATTTCTAACCTTTGGTTATAACGTTAGTAAAAGCAATTCTCAAATTTTGAGAATTTCTAACCTTTGGTTATAACGTTAGTAAAAACAATTCTCAAATTATAATATAAATCCTTATACATATATTAGAATGCATAAAACGATTAAGATAATAAAATGCAGTTGTAAACGAATTATTAATAAACTTAAGGCATTTGCTAGTAAAACAAGAAAATTTATAAATAAATTACCTATAAGACTAGATAATACTCTATCTAAATCTCTACGATCTAAAAAATAAATAATAAAAATTGATTATATTTTTTATTATTTAGTAATAATAAATGGCTGAACCTGGAATGGATTCTAAAATTACTCGTGCAACCCCAGTCCGCAAAGCAGCTAAAACCTGCAATCGTAAGATTAATAAACTATTAAATGCCAAATCACGTAATATTACACCTTGCAAACGAAAGTATGAATCAATTTCAAGTGATTCAGAATCTGATTATATGGAAGAGGAAGAAGAAGAGGAAGAAGAGGAAGAAGAAGAAGAAGAGGAAGAAGAGGAAGAAGAGGAAGAAGAGGAAGAAGAGGAAGAAGAGGAAGAAGAGGAAGAAGAGGAAGAAGAGGAAGAAGAGGAAGAAGAGGAAGAAGAGGAAGAAGAGGAAGAAGAGGATGATGAAGAAAAGAAACTACTCTACTTCTTGACAGAAGGTTTTAATCAGAATAAAATGATTCCAAAGAAATACAAAATGGAAGAAGAACCCGAAATTGTAAATCAGTTTTATAAACTAATTACAGAGCAGGGTGAAGAAAATACTATTGATACTAGTATAACCGAATTTAAACTATTAACGGAAGAAAAACAAAATGAACTTATTACTGCATTGGAGAATCGTCCTGTAATTAACAGTAGCAGTGTAAATCTTATGTTAAAAATCCTAACGCTTAAAGTTCAACCTGAAATTCAAGCAACTATTCTATCTAAATACAAAAATCTTCAAATGATGGATCCAAGTACAAATGAATATTATAAATTACGTGCATGGTTAGATAAAGTCGTCAGTATTCCATTTGGCACCTATAAAGATATTCCTGTATCTTTAGAAGATGGTCCTGAAAAGTGTGGAGCTTTTATGGAATCTGCACTGAAATGTATGGATGATGCAGTATTCGGTCAGCAAGAATCCAAATTACAGATTCTTCAGTTTATTGCAACTAAAATTGCAAACCCAGCAAGTTGTGGTATATCATTACTTCTTATCGGTCCTCCTGGTATTGGTAAAACTACTATTATTAAAAATGGAATTGCAAAAGCACTTGGATGGCCATTTCAATTCATCTCTTTAAGTGGAGATTCAGATGCAACTACTTATACAGGTCATCAACTTGTTTATGAATCTTCTCACTGTGGTAAAATCGTCAACTCTATTGTTGCATCGAAATCAATGAGTACTATACTTATGTTTGATGAGCTTGATAAAATATCACAAACAGCCAAAGGAGAAGAAATAATGAATCTACTTATTCATTTAACGGACCCTGTTCAAAATTCTGACTTTGAAGATAAATATCTAGCAGGTGTTCCCATTGATCTCAGTAAAGTTATGTTTGTATTTAGTGCAAATGATATTAGTAAGATTGACCGTGTCTTATTAGATCGTATGATTGTAATTGATTTGAAGGGTTATGATTTGCAACAGAAAACCACAATTGCAGAGAATTATTTATTACCTATTGCATTGAATGAAGTAAATTTGGTGGATAAAGTTAATATTTCGAAAGAGATTTTAACAAATGTCATTCAAAATTATGCAAGTGAAGAGAAAGGTGTGCGTGAACTAAAGAGAAGTATTGAACAAATTACACAGAAGATTAATATGTTGCGACTATATAATTCACCTGGATTGCCATATCACATTAAGAACTTTTCACTTCCATTTGATGTACAAGAAGAACATGTGCGATTATTTATTAAGAGAAAGGAGGCAAATAATCCACCGCCGTTTGGGATGTACCTGTAGTCCCAAAGGGACTACATCTAGATCCCCTGTTATTAATAACAGGGGATGTACCTTTAATTTGTATTTAGGTAATTACATCTAGATCCCCTGTCATTACTGTTTACGAAATACAAGATATAAATGTCTTAATTCTCTGTACATATTAATTAAATCACGTTTTACTAATTTACCTTTCAGACTAAATTTATGTTCATCAATATTATATTTTTTAAGTTTTTCAACCATATGTGAAATCAATTGTTTTAGATAATCAGCAGTAAATACTTTTCTATCTTTTTCAGCCTCAGAATCATCCATACTGTTTAATAAAATATAAGTACTATATCTGTCATTTCTTGATTTAGATCTTGAACGAGATCGAGACTTTGAGTTTGCTCTATTTGCGTTTTTACGAGTTTTTCTTTCAGCATTTGCTTTTGCAGCATTTTCTGCGAGTTTAATAGATTTTAATGCTTTTTCTAATGAATTCATTTCATTTTTATTATGTTTTTTTGTTCTTTGATTTGCATTTCTTTGTTGCTCTGCTATTGCTTTTGAGCGATTGCGATTTGCTTTTTCATTAGCATGAACTCTCTCTGACAATACTGCATCTTGAATAAGAAATTCGGTTGCAGCTTCATTTTCTGTTAATAATAATTTAAAATGATTACCTATATGTAAAACATGAACAGTAACATCTCTATGTATTGTTCCTCTATTTTTTACTAATGTAATATAATTGATATTTAAATCTTCATCATGATTGAAAGTATAAATATGTAAATTCATTCCAAATGCACGATTTGCAAATTGAGGAGGTAAATCACCTGCATCGCATGCATATACACGGGATTTTCTTAATTCTTCAATATCATCTTCTCTATATACAATTGATAATTCAGGAACAGTATGTAAATAATCAACTGTTTCATGACGTAAAATTTGCATATGTTTATTTAATGGTTCAAACTTCATTATTTTTCCATATTTTGATAAACTATCAAAAAAACAATTTCCATCATCCGCCGTTTCAATAATTTTAAATCCAAATGTAGCTGCAAACGATTCTTCGCAATCACTATATTCTTGCTTCTTTAATTTAGTACCTTTTTTTCCCATTTGTTCAGGACATGTGTATATACGTTTTTCAGATATATCAATTGGTGAATTTGCTAATGCAGCCATATCTATTCTATATATAAAATAGATATGTTTCAAGAGAAAGACGGTTGGACTCCCATGTATGTTAAGAAAATGCTCTTTAAAGTGGCAATGGTTCTTCTTGTTGTTGGAGGATTAAATTGGTTATGTGTTGGGGCATTTGATTTAGATATTGTACGCGCCTTATTCGGCAAAGGGTTAATCAGTGATTGCATCTTTATTCTTGTTGGATTAGCAGCAGTTGCAATTATGTTTGATCGTGATACATATTTGCCATTTTTAGGACCGATGGTCGCACCATGCTCAGTGCTACAGGATCGTTCTCCTCCCGGAGCCACAAAAGAGGTTAAAATTGTAGTTAAACCTAATGCAAAAATTATTTATTGGGCATCTGAACCTGCAAATGATAAATTAAAAGATGTACAATCATGGAAAGATGCTTATCAACATTTTGAGAATGCGGGGGTTGTAACTGCGAATCAAGATGGTGTTGCACTCTTAAAAGTTCGTCCTCCTCAAAGTTATAATGTACCTATACGTGGTAAGATTGAAAATCATGTTCATTACAGAATTTGTGATGAAGATGGTTGGATGAGCCATGTATACACAACCTATTTAGATAAGAATGTACCTGAAGGATTTGCTGATTTAAAGAGTAAACATAAAGCAGATTTTGCAGAAGCAGTTTAGATAAAAATTGAAATGAAATAATTAGTATGTTAGTATTAAAAACAAGACGAACAAGAATGGCAGAGCTTATTATTTCACTTCTTCAGGCCATTATCGCAGATAATGGTATTAAGATGAATGGAGAGAATTATGATTCTGCTCATCCACTTGTTAATGCTGTTATTTATCTGGCAAATGAATATTTAACATCAGATGATCGTCATATTCATATGCGTGCTATTAAAGAGAAAGGATTTCATATATTTCCAGGCGAACAAGACCGTTTTGGATGGCTTACTGGATGTATTCAGCTTCCACGAGGAATAATTGTATTCGGATAAATTATAGAGTATGGTATGATAAAATATAATTAGCTGCACTAAAATGCGCATGACCAATTTCATGTGCTACATTATCATCAAAAAGCCACCATTCTTTTGAAATTGGATGTTTATATTGTGATGTATAATGTCCACTGTGAATATGCGGTCCATGATGATCTACAATGCCACATAATTCATAAATATTATCTGTCTGTACTTCTTCTGCATAAAATTGTTTAAATGATAAAGTATCTACTAAATTGCATGTTGTCATATTTTTCATATTATTGTTTTGAAAACGATTGATTAAAATAAACAGATGTTTTGGCATTTTCCAGATATGTGAATATTTTTTTGCAGGATGTCTTCCATTACATGAATCGCATTTATATGCATCTATATCTGTTACTTCATTTACTTCTTTACGAATCCATTCATATAATGTTTCACCATCGCATGGAATCTTAAGAGAATTAAAAAGTTCCCATTGATATGTTCTATTATTACAATTGGAACATACAACTGTTTTTCGTAACATGCCAAAAAATGTATCAACTACAATACTTGTATGTTTTAATAAGAAATAATTCCATGCAGTTTGGGCTGAAATTATCATTTTATCCTGATTAGGTAATTCTTTGCTAACAAGTTCTACAGATACTTTTAGTTCTTCATGAAATTGATCTAAAAGAAAAGATAAATATTCATGTGCATCTTGTTGCATATGAGTTCCAAACATCGCATATGGAGTATTTTGCACTATATTTTTAATTTCTGAAATAAATGCAAGTGGGCGAACATATGCAGGACGATGTGCTGACCAGATAGTTGCAACAATATCTTTATACGCAAGTACTGCTTTTTTATTATTAAAACTTTCAACAGAATGTGTTAAACAAAAGATATTCCAATCTTGACATGTGCGTAATAATTGAATAATCGCATTTACATAACACATATTTCCCATATTTTCAATACCGACAATTCCTTTTAAGGATATTGACTTTGCATCTTGAGACGGTAAAGGATTCATTATAATTTTGAAAGTAATTAAGACTTAAGCTCATAATATAATATATAATATATAATATATTATGGCAAATCCATATCGTATTCAACTATTAAATGATTTACATAATCATTTTCCAGAGTTACTCTATAATCATCAACAATTTCAAACAACATCAGATGTATTACAATATGTTATAAATATTGCACGGGATACTTCAAATCACGTAAATCCATATCCATACTATCAGGAACAATTTCAAACCAGTTTAGAACATCAACCTCAATATGATAGGGTTGCACCATTGCGACAACGTTTAGATAATCATCGCTTTAATCCTATTCAACGACCTGTTCAACGTATTCAACGTGGTGTCCATATGAATCAAAGAGAACCTGAAATTACATTTCGTTATATTTCAGTAGGTGATGAATTTAATATTGAAAATATAATTTCAAGTCTATTTGGTGAACAAGTTTCACAACAACTTAATGATCTTCTGGAAGATGTTCCTGTCATTCCATCTCAAGAACAAATTAGTGTTAGTACTACACTTAAAACACTGGATGAAGATATTTCAGATAATTGTGCAGTTTGCCAAGATCAATTAAAAAAAGAACAAGAGGTGCGCACTATTAATCATTGTAGTCATATGTTTCATCGCGAATGCATTGATAGATGGTTTGAAACAAATGTCCAATGTCCTTGTTGCAGATATGATATCCGAGGATTATAAATCCAAATCACCAGGAAGTTCATTAATCTTTGTACTATAATATTCTTCAATCTTTGCAATTGTATCCATTTCATTTGTACAAATTAAATTAATTGCTAGACCTTTTCGTCCATAACGACCCGATCGTCCAATTCTATGAATATAATTTTCATGTTGAATAGGCATATCATAATTAATAATTAATGATACTTGTTGAACATCAATACCACGTGCTAATAAATCAGTGCTGATAAGAATACGTGTAGAGCCAGAACGAAAGTTATCCATATGTTTTTTTCGTTCTGCTACTTCCATTTCACCATGAATGTATTCAATTGTAAATCCACTAATCGCTAATTGTTTTACTAGCCATTCTGCTTTCTGGCGCTTATTGACATAAATAATAGCCTGATTTACTGTTATGTGTTGATAAATATCTAATAAAGTTGGTAATTTCCATTCTTCATGATCGATCATAACATAATATTGTTTAATACCATCCAATGTAACATCATCATTTGCAATACGAATTCGCACAGGGTTCTGTAAATATCGCTCTGCGATTTGAAGCATATGTTCAGGCATAGTTGCACTAAATAGTGCAAGTTTAGTCGTTTCAGGAAATTGACTATTTAAAATAGACTTAATTTGCTCTAAAAATAGTTCTTCTAACATTTGATCGGCTTCATCTAAAATTAAATATTTAATATGTTCTAATTTAAGCTCTTTGCGACGTATCAAATCAAAAATTCGTCCAGGTGTTCCTACAATAAATTGTACACCTTGTTTTAAAATTTGGATATCATTACGCAATTGATTACCACCTGTTGCAGATAGAACACGTAAATTCATATAATATCCAATTGAAGATGCTACTTTCTCAATTTGTTGAGCCAATTCACGTGTAGGGCATATAACTAATACTTGAGGGGCTCTGATAGATGTATCTACAACTGATAATGAACCAATTGTAAATGCGCCTGTTTTTCCAGTACCTGATTGTGCTTGTGCGATTATATCATTATGTTCTTTCATAGGGACAATTGCAAGTTGTTGGATACGAGATGGTGATTCAAAACCATAACTGTATACACCACGTATCAACTCTTGATGTAATTTCATACAATCAAATGAGTTATACAATACAGGTGTGTTTATAGATTGTGTTGAAGGCAAATTGGATAGATCAGTCTGATCCATCATAACTAGATGTTAAAGAAATATCTTTATATTACACTTTTAATGATTTAATTCTTTATGTATTATGCATCAAGAATTAAATGTGTTAAATAAAAATTGATGATTTAAATATACAATATATATAATAGATTTAGACATGGCTGAAGATGATGTTGTACCTGATTATGAAGATGTAGAGGATGCTAATGAATTGTATAATGTATTAGATGATGAATCATCCGATATGAAACCAGAACTAAAAAAATTATACGAACAGCATCCTGAGTGCATTTTGGATTATGTTGAAGTAGTTATTCCTAAATTGGAACAAAAATTTGCTGTACCAGGTGGTGATAATCTAGACGTTAATCACCGGACATATCCCTTCTTAACGAATTTTGAACGAACGAAGATTATTGGATTGCGTGCAAATCAAATTAGCCGCGGAGCTGTTCCATTAATCGTAGTACCTAAACATATTAGTGATGTGAGAGATATTGCACGATTGGAATTAGAACAGAAACGCTTACCTTATATTATTAAACGTCCTCTTCCCAATGGAACATTTGAATATTGGCGATTAGTTGATTTACTTATTCTATAATTATTTATCAAGAGTTGCATATTCTTTAAGAAATTGTCCATTTATCTTATTTTTTTCACTAACTTGATCACTCGTTGAACGGCGTTTTAGATTCGTTTTTATTAAATTCATATAATTTTTAACATGTAGTGGTGATACCGAAATAGGTACGTTTTTATATTCCTCTCTATTTTTAACAACGTACATATCTACCACAATCTAATCTAATCTAAAGTTTTATAACTAAGATAATTTAAATGGAGTTCCAACAGTGGGAGCCAGTTATTCTTACTAAATCTTCCCTTACTAAACCAGTACAAATACACGTTGAATCAAAAAATGCAGATGGAGATTTTCATATTGTAAAAAAACAAGTTGAGGTAGAATCTCTTCAGGCGTTATGTAAACGGCGTTCAGAGCTCAAACTTACACAGAAAGATGCAGATACAAAATGTGAATTTCCTACAAATACTTTTCGTGATATTGAAAATAAAACATCAGTTCCAACTGAGAAGCAACAGAATGTTATACAGAGAGTTATAGGGGTACAGCTTAAAATTAAGAATTTTAAGGCATAGCATTATCCTGAATAGGATAATAGGTACAGCTTAAAATTAAGAATTTTAAGGCATAGCATTATAACTAGATTTAGAATTAGCAGATATATCCATCTATATAATTATATTATCCACCCTGACGCCATTCCTTGCCACAATTCAAACAAGTGATAAAGATTGTCATCGGTTCATCAGAAGAACGTGTCTGAAGTTCATAATATGTACATTCGCGTTTATTGCACCGACGGCACTTAAATTGGTCAGTAGCACGACTCTTATTTCCTTCCAGAATCTTCTGTTCACGTTGAATTAATTTATCCTTTAATGCAAACCATTTCTCAGGAAAGACATCATAGCTAGACATGAATGGAATATCATTAAGTTTTAATTCAGATTCTAAAATACGCGTCATAAGGCGTGTATTATTAACAGGTGATTGTGGATGCAAATTAGAGATAATAAACCGCATAATTTGTTGATATACTTCGCGATATGGTGCCAATTTCCAATTACATGCAATATAATATTTCTTAGCTCGTTCTAAAGATGATTCAAATATGCTTTTTTCTAAAGATAGAATATCATCTTTAATAAAAGTCTCTTCTAAGAATTTCAAATTTTCCAAACATTTCATACGAAGCGGATGCGAAGATGGTTCTGAATGAATAGATATTTCATCTTTTACTAAGATAATATCTTTTTCTAATTTTGGATAGTCCATTTTCTTTTTATGAATAGGTACTTCTTCTTCATCCAAATCTACATCTACATCAGCGACTTCTGTTTCATCTTCATCGTCATCAAATAATTCTGCCAGTGTCTTTTCATCTTCATTTTCAGATACAACATCATCTTCTTCTTCCTCTTCCATTGCACCTTCTGTGTAAAATAAATTCCAGTGATCAACTGTAAATGGAAGAGGATGCTCCCAATGACGAGTCTGTGCAGTAATAACAATACTATCACCAAACATAACAGATTCTGTGTATGGTTCTGGCAACTCTAGTTTATTTTCAGTTCCTTTTTTACCTTTCTTATATCCGAAAATGTAGATAAATCGATTATCATATTCATATGTACAAATTATTTCAGGTTCTTCTTTCTTTTTAAAGAATTTTTGAATAGTATCTAATGTAAGATTACCTTCGGCGCTTAGCTGAAGATTAGCTTTTGCAACATCACCCTTCGTTTTAAGGACTACTGTTGATAATGTTGGCATTTATATATTATATGCGCAGATACTTAAATACTGTATGATCAATTATATCAATTTTTATTAATTATACTTTATAAATTTATAAATTTATGATATTCATTAATACGTGCAAAATATATGGTTGGATTTTCATGCAACAAAAAAGAAGACATGAATGCACTGGTGTTGTTTGGGGTACTCATAGCAGGTTTTTTAGTTTACTTTTTAGTCCGTGATAATTTTTTTGAAGTTCCTATTGATCTACTACCTGAGAAATTCCAATTACCTGCACCAGGCCCCGTTGAAATTCGTCAAGCACCTCTATATCCTTCACGAGTAGCAGTTCCTTCCGGTCCAAATTCCCCTAGTCAAAGTGGAAATGATGTAGTTGTATTTGGTGAACCTCATGCAACGGATCCTTATCATGAAATGCAGGAAAATTCTAATATTCCTGAACGTTTGCGTAATCCTGAAAACTCCTTTCGCCCTGCCCCTCCACAAGACCAGCATCAAGTAGCAGTTCAGAGTGGAGTTGCATCAAATCATATTCAGACTTCATCCGATAATTCACAGCAATTCAGCCAAGAATTCATTCAAGGCGGTGGTGAATTTATGCCTGGTATTTTTGCGAATGATAGTTTTAATGATACTACTTTTTCTGCTTTTTAATAGAGAATGGCTGATAATGCACCTGGAACACCTGTTATAAACTATGGTGCAAATGCACCTGGAACACCTGTTATAAACTATGGTGCAAATGCACCTGGAACACCTGTTATAAACTATGGTGCAAATGCACCTGGAACACCTGTTATAAACTATGCTGAAAAAAATATGCAAGTAACTCCAACTATTTCCAGATCTGCTAAAAAAGTGGGATTTACACCAAGTAGTATTAGTCGTAAATCTAACCAAATTGAAACTCCTCTCACAAAATTAAAATTAGGTAGATTTCATACTCAAGCTAATATTAATAAACATAGAAAACGAAAAGAACATATACTTTCACACCGAAGAGAACGTATGGATGCAAAATTTGCACAACAAAATGCTGAAAATGCTGAAAATGTAAATTTATTGTTATCTAATAAAAAAACTATTCCTAACTATTGGTTGTATAATTCAAGACGTAAATCAAGAAATACACATATTAGGGAACGACCTGAATGGCGAAAAAAAATTAAAGATAAAAAACAATTCAAAAAAGATGAAGAAGAGTATGAAACTAGAATTGGTGTATACCGAGGATCACCTAAACGGTATGGTAATACTATGAGGCTATTACGTGGAAGAGAGGGAAGAGGACCACTTACAGCCAATCAACGACGTCATATAGAAGGTGCAAAAAACCCACGACATATGATAGCTACTAATTATAATGATCTGCATAATATAATTGATTTCCCAAAGCATTATGTAATAGGTAGTACAGTTTCACGTGAAAATAATGCTCAAAGTGATATGAATAAATATATACTTATTGAGAATGAACATGGAGAAAAAAAATTTGTTAAGAAGACAACTGCGAATCCTTATAATGGTGGCACTAGACGCATTCGCCAAAAACATTAAATTTCAAATTTTAATCTCCGACAGTAGCTAATTTAGTTAGAAATATGGCATTTTTATTTCTCTGTGTTTAAATAGAAAATGAGTGTATTTGGAAAAATTTCATTACCTAACGTTGTTAGAAAACGATATACACCAAATAATTCAAAATCCAAATCAATTAATCCAAAATCCAAACAAATATCAAAAATAATAGCACTTCGTGGAAGAGAATTAGGATCTACAAAACTCTTCAAACAACTAAAAAATGGATTACTAAACAATGAAAAAAAGAAAACAGAACAAGCAGCGAAAGATATAGCCGATGCACATGATGCCGAAGAAAATGCTGCGGCTGCTGCGGCTGCTGCAGATGTACAAGCT